AGCAGGATCCTGAGTTGCCGGATCGTAGCCAAACTGTTCTGGGAGAGGTGCAGGAGTCTGGGAGTTCCTTTCTGGAGAGCCATCTGGGCCAGCATAACCCAGTTGTTGTAGGCCTGTTCATAAGTAAGCTGCTGAGGAGACTTTTCGAAAGGTGCGAGATCCACATTCTCTGTCTTCATGATGTAGGAGAACATGGGGCCGATGTTGTAGGCATTCGAGAGAGACTGAGAGGATGCGATAGCTTGCATGGCAACCTTCAGAGTATCTGTGCTCATCACTTTCTCATCGGGCAACAGGCCATCAGTCACCTTGAAGTTCATGACAGCTTGCCGCAGGGCCAGAGGATCCACATCTACCTGAGTTTGCTGGGAAGCAGAATAGTAGGTGCCAGCCTGCTGGAACTGCAGAACGTTGAGCTTCAGGATCTCCTTCAAGGGAGTAAAGACTTGAGCCTCCAGGAGCAGGGCAGTTGCCTGATCATTGGAAGTTGCATTGGACATGACAGTATCCCACTGTCCATCAGTCTTGTTGCCCTTAACAAACTGGCCTTGGCGTGCCTGATTCTGGCCTAGAAGAATGTTCCCAAACTGAACAACTGCCTGAATCTCTTGCATTGCGAGACCGGCTTGATCATCTCGGAAGGGGAAAGGAAACACCGCCTCTCCCACAGGCTTACCGTATGCAGAGGGCCGCACAGGAATCTTAGCCGCAGGATTAGAAGAATTGATGTGAGCTTCCGAGATGCGAGAAGGATCATAGAGGACTCGGTCAGTTGCGGCTCTGCGGCGAGATGCCATCACAGAATTCATGAGGCCCGAAGCAACATCCTGGAAAGGCTGTGCATCTTTGGCCAGAGACTTGGTCTGATAGCCTAGGCCATCTTCGTAAGGCTGGGCGAAAAGGACAGGGAGTTTCTCGTGGGCATTGGTTTGCCGCTCGATGTAGATAGGGATGGAGTGATTGACCCAGATGATTTTCCAGACCTGCGGGGTCTTAGGAGAGGGGGCCTTGATGTCAAAGTCCACAGGCATGATACGAACATACTCCGTGGATACCTCGTAGACATTTTTGTAGTTAACTTCCACTCCGCCCATGCTACGAGTCTTGAGGCCAGCCCAGCCATCCCAATCATCTCCCACCCGATCCTGGACAATGAAGCCAGAATCTGGGTTGAGATGAGGCATGAAATAAGTGTAGTTCGGTGAGCCCTCACTGGCAGAATTGAAGGCAGCCGGAATGTTCTCGATGAGTTTCCCGAAAATATCCAGCTTGCCAATGAAAGCTGTGAGTGCCGTACGACTCATGAGCTGGGTGTGGCCAGCGAACTCTCCTGCCGAGGGGATGTCAAAGGGCAGACAGCGAGAATCGAAGTAGGTGTTATAGAGGTCCCAGGATTTCAGGACATTGCCCTGCCAGATGATCTGCTTGGGGCGGCCTTGCCCGGTAGATGCGTCAGCGATGTTAGTTTCGATGGCGGCTGTAGCGATCTTGTCCCAGGAGACTTCCAGAGGGGCCAGATTGTAGCGGAAGGCACGGCGCAGAAAGAGCAGGAGTTCCCGGCTCCAGCCGGCACGAATAGAGTTTTCCTCGATGACAGCCTGAAACTGCTTGGCTTCATTGATGTACTGCGGAGAGGAAATGACTCCAAAGAGAGGATAGTCCTGGAGAAAGACTGCGGCCTGGTAATTTACTGCTGCATCAATCTGCGGACGAATGACGGGAACAGTGATGTTCTGGAGCTTATCCTTGTCCCCGTAGGAGTTAGCCTGCCTGGCGCGCTGATGCTCGGAACTCCTGTCGTCCTCCCGGAGATAGGCTTTATCAATAGCCTCTAGATAGCTGCGCAGGGTGGAGGCCTTATCCAGAGCACGGAGAGCGTACTTATGGAACTCCTTCAAGCCTTCCTGAGACTTCTTGGAGACGGGAAACGGTTGTGTAATAGCCATTGGGTTTCCTTAGAAAGGAGAGTTTTCGAGGGCTTCTCGGACTGGAATAGCGGAGAATTCCTGCTGCTCCAGCGTTAGGGAGGACAGGATGTACTCTCCGTAGAGTTCTAGAACTCTGGGAGCATAGCAGAGCAAGTCCAAGATACCATCTACGTTGTTAGTTTTGAGCGCATTGAACGGTACGATCTGGGCGCAAACCTGGGAACGAGCTTCTGAATGGAGGATGATCTCTCCTGCCAGTAGTTGCTTGAACATGGTAAGGATGCGGGAGTTCTTGGATTGGGAGCCGGAGTAGATATCCACTACTTGGATACCTACAATGCCCCACTGAGTTAGATATTGCTGAATGATCCAGCCCAGAACATACTGGTAGGCATTGGATTCCACCACAATGAGACGGCAGTTATTCTTGAGTGCCATCTTAATAGCAGTCTCTGCTGTGGCACCAGGGGATAGACGGCCTTCTACAATATGGCGCGCCAGGGGCTTGGCATCATACACCTCGAAATATCCCACCGAGACAGCATCTGCGTTGGCCTTGTCAGTAGCAGGATCAATGATGATGAAGTTGCCTTGGTGCAGATCCTCAGGAGTTATCTCGCACTGAGGAATCTTATTGATGTCAATGAAGCTGTTGACTGAGGCATTCTCATCATTGAGGACCTCGGCGTGGAAAATCTCTCCTCGCCCCATGGCCATATCATTCTCATACTCTGTGAGGAGCTGAGAGATAGGCTGAAGGTCCTCCCAGAGAGAAGTCCCATCTGCCAGGATGCCCCCAGCAATGAATTTGTACCAGGTGGGATTGCGTTTGAGCTTACGGAGGATGGAGTGCGGAGTGGGGTACATGTTTGCAATGAAGATAAAGAGACAGCCCTCCGGACTCTTTGCCTTCATCGCAGTACCAATCATCCAGGTCTCCAGTTTTGTGGAAACTTCCTGGGAATCTGCATCTTCTCGGGTTTGGATGTCATCAAAGATCATGACATCTGGACGGATGTTGTTTCTTGTGATGCCTCGAATGTCAGACTGAGCGCCCGCCCCCATGAGGAGGATCTTCCTGCCCCGGAAACCGAATTCTTTGATGTCCTGCCGATCTACTGTGAGCCCGAGGCGCCAATCTCCGAAGACTTTCTTGATGTTCGGTTCATCTAGCATGGACTGAATGTCGGCCAGGATGTTATTGGCCTTGGTCTGCGTCCCGCAAATGATCAGGATAAAGGATTTCTTGGTGAAAAGGACACAGTAGAGGACGAAAATCTTGATCAGCATAGTCTTGCCAAAGCCGCGAGGCAGGCCAATGGCAAGCTGAGAGAAATCTCTGGCCCTGTGTACGTAGGAAAGCAGCCAATCCCAGATAGCCTTGAAGACTGGAGGGAAGAGGTACTTAAAAACGACAGGCATAGCAAGAGCAGCCAAGAAATCCAGGCTGTTTTTCGACAGGTCCTGAACTTCTTGGCTGTTAAAGGAGGTCTCTTGCAGAGATTCTGGCTCCTGCTCCTGCGGAGGGGAGTCGTCTAGCTCTAATTTCTGGAGGAGAGTCTGCTTCATCGGGAGGAGGAAGAAACTACCTTCCGTGCCAGATAGAGTTGGATGGCCAAAAGCTGGTCTTTAGCACGATCCTTATGGGTTTGCGTGCTCTTGTTGGCCGGAGGGAAGATGTTAGCCGGCAAGGGCGGCAGTTGCAGCGGGGGACGGGAGCACATTCTGATTCTCCTTTCGTTTCTTGAGCATGTCTTGCAGATGGGATGATTGTGCAGTAATGAGTGTTTGCTGTCCAGCCTCAAGAACCTGGCGATTCCCATCCAGTTTGAACTGATTAACTACTGTGACTGGCATGGTAAGAGAGACTACGGTCTGTTGCTGAGTGATCTGATCTGGTGCGGAGGCGCCTCGACGCTTCGCTGCATTGATAACTTGGATGGCCCGCAGGATTTCCATGGGCTTATGCATGAATCCCAGGCAGTTTTCCAGCTTTTTAAGCAGCTTATCTTCCATCGTATCATAGGCATCATCTCGCTGATTGTGCTTCTGAAGATTGTGGAAGCGCTTCTCTGCCACCTGAGCAGAGAATTCTGGGTCAGAGAGGAGCTGGGAGATGCGGGAGACTGAGAGGCCTACTGCTGAGGCAGTCTGCTCCGGACCAATGCCTTGCCCTAGGAGTTCCAGGGCCCGGGATTCCTGAGAGGTGATGGCTTGGGTCATTTTGTGGCCTTGCTTTCTGCGATATGCCGGATGATGGCCTGGATTACAGGATCCTGGTCTACTTTGGGCAGGGGACCTGCCGGATTAAGGAGCTTGTCCGGAGTTATTCCGAACCTGCCTAGCTCTGATTCCATCATATTTGGGGGAAACATCTTTGCAAAAACAGGATCAGCAGAAGTCTCGAACATGTTTTGCACCAATCTTGCTTCTGCTTCCCCTGCCAGGGAAAGATAGTTTCTGCTAGCAGAGCTTCTTGCTCCGTCCAGTAGGTCTATCCAATCATTCAGGGACTCTCCTCTAGGCACAGCATCCTTAGCGGAGATTATACCTTCCCGGACTTTTTTGTGAAGCTCCGTTCTGAGACCTAAGATGGTGCTGGCAGCTTCGTCAAAGGCTGGCTTATTTGCATAGAACATGCCTGTGTTTCCTCCAAAGGGAAGATCAAACAGGTCCTGAACTCCATGCTGTACTT